GGGGGGAAGTCCTCGGTCGGCCGCTACGGGAGGGAGTTCTCGGCTCGCCTGACGCGCATGCGGGAAGTCAACGAGAAGGCGAAGGCGATCCTCGAGCAGGCGAACGGCGAACCTCTCCGGATGGAGGAGGCGACGGCGCAGATCGGCCTGAGCATGGTGGCCGAGGCGCTGCTGAAGCTGGACGACCTGGAGGGAGTGGACCCGGAGAAGCTGCTGCTGGCGGTGGCCCGCCTGCAGAACAGCGGCGCGACGCGCGAGCGGATGCGGATCGTGTGGCGCCAGGAGCAGCAGGCGAAGGCGAAGGCGGCGGCCGAGGAGGTCAAGGGCATCGCGAAGAAGGGCGGGCTCTCGGACGAACTGGTCCGGGAGATCGAGGAGAGGGTGCTTGGCATCGCGGCGTGACAAGGGCGGCTACTTCCTGCCCTACCAGGCGGAGTGGGTCGCGGACGGCTCGCGCTTCAAGATCTCCGAGAAGTCGCGCCGCATCGGCATGACCTACGCGCAGTCCTACGAGGACGTCCGGGACGCGGCCCGGGGCGCCGGCATGGACGTCTGGTTCAGCTCGGCCGACGAGAGCGCCGCGAAGGAGTACATCCGGTACTGCGAGACCTGGGCGAAGCTCTACCAGTACGCCGCGCTGAACCTCGGCGAGATCGCGCTCGACGAGAAGCAGGGCATCAAGACGCTCAGCATCGAGTTCGCGAACGGCCGCCGCATCAACGCGCTGAGTTCGAACCCCAAGGCGTTCCGCTCGAAGGGGGGCAAGCTGGTGCTGGACGAGTACGCCTTCCACGCGGACCAGGACGGCATGTGGAAGGCGGCGCAGCCGATCATCACCTGGGGCTTCCCGGTCCGCGTGCTGTCCACCTACAACGGCAAGGGCAACCGCTACTTCCGCATGGTGGACGCGGCGAAGAAGGGGGGTCGCTGGTCCGTTCACACGACGACGATCGAGGACGCGGTGCGCCAGGGGCTGGTCGACAAGATCCTCGGGCACCCGGCGACCGAGGAGGAGCGGGCCGCGTTCCTTCTGGACTGCCGCGAGGCGGCCGGAGACGAGGAGACCTACCTCCAGGAGTACATGTGCGTGCCGGTGGACGAGGCCACCGCGTGGCTCCTGTGGGACCTCATCACGGCCGCCGAGCACGACGACGCGGGGAAGCCCGGGCTGTACGCCGGCGGCGACGTCTTCGTCGGCTGGGACGTCGCGCGGCGGCGGGACGGCTCGATCCTCTGGGTGCGCGAGCTGGTGGGCGACGTCCTCTGGACCCGCGAAATCGTCCAGATGAAGGGCCTGACGTTCGCCGACCAGATGGCCGAGCTGCGGCGGATCCATCGGTCCTACCGGGTGCGCAGGACCTGCATCGACCAGAGCGGGATGGGCGAGAAGATCGTGGAGGACGCGCAGGCCGAGCTGGGCAGGACCGTCGTGGAGGGGGTGCTCTTCACGGGGCCCGTCAAGCAGGACCTCGCCACGCTCGTGCGCCAGACCTACGAGGACCGCCGAGTCCGCAACCCAGGGACCCGCGAGCTGCGTGATTCGCTCCACAGCGTCCGGCGCCTGACGACGTCGGCGGGCAACGTCCGCTTCGACGCCGAGCGGTCCGAAGTGGGACACGGCGACTACTTCTGGGCGGACGGGCTGTGCCTGCACGCCCACCACGCCGGCCCGGGCTGGAGCGTTGACTACACGCCGGCGGCGCCGCGGCGGTTCGTCTCGACGGGGGCGTGGTGATGGCGGTGGTGCTGGACCAGTTCGGCCGCCCCGTGGAGACGCCGCGCCGTCCGGACGAGCGCCAGATCGCGGTCGCCTCGGTCGCGGACCGCTGGACGTCCTACCCCTCGCGGGGCCTGACCCCGGAGCGGCTCGCCGCGATCCTGCGGGAGGCCGACGACGGCGACGTGTGCCGTCAGAGCGAGTTGTTCCAGGAGTTCGAGGAGAAGGACGCACACCTGGCGGCGGTGCTCCAGACCCGCAAGAATGCGGTGATCGGCCTGCCGCGCAGCGTGCAGCCGTTCGACTCCGAGGATCCCGAGTGCGTGAAGGACGCGGAGCTGGTGACGGAGCTGCTCGACCAGCTCGACCAGGAGGACCTGATCCTCGACCTGATGGACGCGGTCGGGAAGGGGTTCTCGGTGTGCGAGATCCTGTGGCAGACCGGGGAGCGGGCACTGCCGGCACGCGTGGAGTGGGTCCCGCAGCAGCGGTTCACGTGGGACGGGTCGGCCGTCCGCCTGCTGACGGACGGGGCGCCCGTGGCCGGCGAGCAGATCCCGGCCAACAAGTTCGTGATCCACCGGTACAAGGCCCGGTCCGGGAGCGCGGCGCGGGCGGGGATGCTCCGCGTCGTGAGCTGGATGTACCTGTTCAAGAACTACGCCGTGAAGGACTGGGTCCAGTACGCCGAGGTCTTCGGCATGCCGCTCAGGCTCGGGAAGTACGAGCCCGGGACGAGCAAGGAGGACATCGACAAGCTGCTCCGGACGGTCGTGGCGATCGCGGCGAACGCGGCGGGGGTCATCCCGTCGAACGCGAGCATCGAGTTCCCGGCGGCGGGCTCGGCCACCAAGGGCTCGGCGGCCGACGTCTTCCCGGCTCTCATCGAGTACTGCGACCGCGCGATCTCGAAGGCGGTGCTGGGCCAGACGCTGACGACCGACGCACAGAGTGGGTCGGGGACGCTCGCCGGCTCGGCGCACAACGAGGTGCGGCGCGACCTCCTGGAGGCGGACGCCGCCGCGATCGCGAAGACCATCCAGCGCGACATCATCCGGCCGATCGTGGGATTCAACCGGGGCTGGGAGCGCACCAAGCGCCTGCCGTACCTGGACATCGACACGAGCGAGCCGGAGGACCAGGAGCGGACTGCGCGGACCTACGGGATCCTGGTCAAGGACGTGGGGTTGCGCATCGGCGCGGGCCACGTGCGGGAGCGCTTCGGGATCCCGGCGCCCGACGCGGACGAGGAGCTGGTCGGCAGCGCGTCCGCGGCGCCGGCCCCCCCGACCGGTGCGGCCGCGCTGAAGGCGGGCCGGCCGGCGGGGGCGGTCGCGCACTCGGCGCAGATCCCGCCCGAGCAGGCCCAGGTGGCCGGCCTCGAGGACGCCTCGATCGCGGAGGCCGCGCCGGCGGCGGACGGGATGACCGCCGCGATCGAGCGCATCGTCGAGGCCGCGACGGACTACGACGACCTGCGGGACCGGGTGCTCGCGGCCTACGCGGACCTCGACGTCAGCGAGCTGTCGGACGTCCTGGCGCGGGCGACGTTCATGGCCGAGATGGCGGGGAGGGCGCATGCATAGCGCGGCCCTCCAGCCCCTGCGCCCGCTGCCGTTCGAGGAGGCGGCCGCGTTCTGGGCCGACAAGATCCCGCTCACGCCGGCGCAGTTCAAGAAGCTGCGGGACGACGCGAAGATCCGGGCGTTCGCGGTGAGCGGCATCGCGAAGATGGACGTCGTAACCGACGTGTTCGCCGCGCTCCAGAAGGCGATCGCGAGCGGCACCACGCTGGACGAGTTCAAGAAGAGCATTCGCTCGGTCATCGAGGAGCGCGGCTGGACGGGGCGCGCCGCGTGGCGGGTCGACAACATCTTCCGGACCAACGTCCTGACCGCGTACAACGTCGGGAAGTACAGCCAGCAGAAGCGGGCAGGCGTGGCGTACCTCCAGTACGACGCGGTCGGAGACGTGCGGACCAGGCCCCTGCACGCCGCGATGGACGGCAGGGTGTTCAGGGCAAACGACCCGATCTGGGACAAGTGGTACCCCCCGAACGGCTACCGGTGCCGGTGCACGACGCGCGGCATGTCCGAGGCGGAGTTCAAGGCGCGCGGACTGAAGGCCGAGAGCGGCGAGGACTGGGACGGCCGGATGGTGGACGTCGGGAACGGCCGGCTGCAGGCACTCCTGCCCGACCCGAGCTTCTCTCACAACCCGGGCAAGGTGATGTTCGGGTCGTTCGAGCGGAAGCCCGGGCAGCCGACGGAGATGGAGGGTCTGCGCGGACCCGAGCGGTACCGTCGTCGCCAGGTCCACAACATCCGCCCGGCGGACCTGTCGGAGGGCCCGCGGGATCTGTTGCTGCCCGAAGGCCTGCCCCAGGAGCAGTACTGGGATGCGTTCCGCGAGGCATTCGGCATCGAGCCCGGTGGCGAGGCCGTCGTGCGGGACGTGCTGGGTGACCCGGTGATCGTGTCGGACCGGATGTACTCCGACAAGCGGGGGGCATCGAAGCTGGGGAAGGAGGGGCACGGGACCTACGTCAGGACGATGCCCGGCATCCTCATGGACCCATACGAGGTCTGGCCCCCCCCCACCGTGTACCCGGACGGCCGGATCGTGCTGCGGAAGCGTTACGTCCAGGTCTGGCGCACGCCGGACAAGGAGCGGATCGGAGGGGTCGTCATCACCGAGGTCGAGCGGGGGCGCCTGGTCGGCGTCACCGGATTCAGCCCGGAGAAGCTGGAGTACGTGGACGCGCGGCTGCGAAAAGGGGTGTTGCTGCATGGGAAGTGAGGGCAAAGGCTGCCTGAGCTCCACCAGGGCAGCGGCGCCGGGTCCCGTGAGTGGGTGGCTCCCAAGACGCGCGGCGTCCCCTCACCGGGGAGGATACGTCGTGGAGGACGCAAAGTGAAGACCCAGGTCCTGACCGGCGACGTGGTGGCGCTCGTGTGTGCGGACGGCCAAGGCGCGCCCGAGTGGATCCTGATCCTTCCCGCGGGCCAGGTGAAGTCCACGAAGGGCGGGTTCGTCGTGGACGGCGCGGCGATGGCCCTGGTGTTGGCCGCCTTCCAGGGTCGCAACCGGGACCTGGTGATCGACTACGAGCACCAGACGCTGACGGGCGAGCGGGCGCCGGCGGGGGGGTGGATCAAGGAGTTCCAGCCCCGCGACGACGGGCTGTGGGCGAGGGTGGAATGGACCGAGCTGGGGGGCCGGCACGTCGCTGCGCGCGAGTACCGGTACCTCAGCCCGGTGGTGCGAGTGAGGCCGGGCGACCGCCGGGTGGTGGACGTCCATTCGGTGGCGCTCACGAACGACCCGGCGATCGTGGGGATGCCCGCGATCGCCAACCGGGCAGGGAGCCCGGTAGCAGAGGAGGACGGGATGAAGGACAAGCTGCTCGAGCTCCTGGGCCTGAAGGCCGAGGCCACCGAGGACGAGGTGGCGGCGGCGGTCACGGCGCTCAGGGATTTCCGGGCGGGGCTGGTGGAGGGTCTGGCGCTGAACGCGACGGCCTCCCTGGCGGACGCCCGGGCGGCGGTGCTGGTGCTCAAGAACCCCGGCGCGACCGTGCCGGCCGCGGAGTTCGTCGCGCTGAAGAAGCGGCTCGACGAGCGCGACGCGCTCGACCTGGTCGAGAAGGCGCTGAAGGACGGGAAGGTCACGCCGGCGAACCGGGCGTGGGCGGAGGGGCAGGCGCGGCGCGACCCGGGCGTCTTCGCGATGTTCCTGTCGAACGCGCCGGTGGTGGTGCCGCAGGGCCCGGCCGGCGGCGGCGCGACGCGGACCGGCGAGGCGGGGCTGACCGAGGGCGAGCTGGTGGTCTGCCGGCAGCTCGGGGTCAAGCCCGAGGCGTTCAAGGCCCAGAAGGAGGGGGTGTGAGATGGCGCTGTCCAGGGAGCGGAACACGGCTCAGCGGTCCGGGGATCTCCTGGCGTTCCCGGTCGCGGCGTCCGTCAAGGTGTTCGCGGGCGGGCTCGTGGTGCTGGACGCCGGGTACGCGAAGCCCGGCGCGGCGGGCACGGGGCTCGTCGCGGTCGGCCGCGCGGAGGAGACGGTCGACAACTCGGCCGGGCTCGCCGGGGCGGAGGTCGTCGCGGTGCGGCCGGGCACGTTCAAGTGGGCGAACTCGGCGGACGCCGACCTGATCGCCCAGGCGAACGTGGGCGGGACCTGCTACGTCGTGGACGACCAGGCGGTCGCGAAGACGGACGGGACGGGGACGCGCTCGGCGGCGGGCAAGGTGGTGGCCGTGGACGCGGACGGCGTCTGGGTCAAGACGGGGCTGTAGGCCCGGGAGGGGAGCATGATCCTGAACGCGGAGAACCTGCGCGCGGCGAGCCGGGGCTTCCGGGCGCTGTTCCTGGAGACGCTCGGAGCGGCCAAGCCGCTGTACGAGCAGCTCGCGATGGTGGTGCCGTCGAGCGAGGCGTCCGAGACCTACGCGTTCCTGAAGGACCTGCCCGCGGTGCGGGAGTGGGTCGGGGACCGCGTGATCCACGGGCTCGAGGCGGGCGGCTTCACGATCGTGAACCGCAAGTGGGAGTCCACCATCGGGGTGAAGCGGTCCGAGATCGAGCGCGACAAGCTCGGCCTGGTGAAGCCGCGCATCGCGATGCTGGCCGACCTCGCGGCGAAGCACCCGGACAAGCTGGTGTTCGAGCTGCTGGCCGGCGGCTTCGCGAGCCTGTGCTTCGACGGGCAGTACTTCTTCGACACGGACCACCCGGTCGACGGCGCGAGCGTGTCGAACAAGGGCACCGGCGTGCTCAACCCGGTCAACTACCGGGCGGCCTACGCGGCGATGATGGCGCTGCGCGGGGACAACGGGGAGTCGCTCGGCATCACGCCGACGCACCTGCTGGTGCCGCCGCAGCTCCGGGCGACGGGCCTCGAGATCCTGAAGGCGGAGACGATCGAGAGCACCACGAACATCGACCGCGACAGCGCGGAGCTGGTCGTGGCGCCGCAGCTCTCGGCGCACCCGACCTACTGGTTCCTGCTCGACCTGTCGAAGCCGCTGCGGCCGTTCATCGTGCAGATCCTCTCGGGCGTGGAGTTCACGCCGAAGGACCGGCCGGACGACGACAACGCCTTCATGAGGGACGAGTTCCTGTACGGGACCCGGTCCGAGCACGCCGCGGGCTACGGCCTGTGGCAGCTCGCCTACGGGTCCACGGGCGGGGCGTGATCGAGGCCGGACGGGGCGGGGCCCCGGCCGCGTGACGGGTGGATGTGCCGTCGCCGGCCGGGGCTCCTCGATGCCCACTGAAAGAACGTTCGAGGAGGGTTCGATGGTCATCAAGATCGCGTGCAAGAAGCCCGGGTTCCGGCGCTGCGGGATGGAGCATCCGGCCGAGGCGACGTACCCGGGCGGCAAGTTCACGCCGGCGCAGCTCCGGGAGCTGAAGGCCGAGCCGATGCTGGTCGTGGTCGAGGTCGAGGGCGACGTCCCGGCCGAGAAGCCCGCGGGGAAGAAGGGCCCGAAGGCGGAGTAGCCGGTGGCGTACTGCACCCGCCAGGACCTGGTGGACCGGATCGGGGAGGACCTCCTGCGGGGGTGGTCCGACCTCGAGGCGACCGGGGTCGCGAACGAGGGCCGTCTGACGCGGGCGATCGAGGACGCGGGGGCCGAGATCGACTCCTACGCCCAGACCCGCTTCGCGGTGCCTTTCGTCCCGACGCCTTCGAAGATCCGGCAGGTTGCGGTGGACCTGGCGATCTGGAACCTGGCCAGCGCGAAGGGCATCGACGAGAACTCCGCGGACCGGGTGCATGTGCAGCGGTGGAAGGCCGCGGTCGCATACCTGCGGGACCTGGCTGACGGCAGAGCGGCACTCGGCGCGGCACAGCCCGAGAAGGATCCTGGCTCGGTCCTGGTGGCTCCCGACCGGGTGTTCGACCGCGACACCATGGAGGGGTTCTGACGTGGCGGGCGCGAGCCTCCAGTGCAGGGTGGACGGCCTCGGCATGATGGACCGGGCCGGCATCCGCCTCGATCGCCTGGTGAAGTTCGACTTCCTCGGCCTGCACAGGGACATCGGCCAGGCGCTCGAGAACTCCACGCTCGAGCGGTTCGCCAAGGGCGAGGACCCGGAGGGGAAGCCCTGGAAGGAGTCGGGCCGCGTAACGGCCGCGAACGCCAGGCGCAAGCCCGGAGAACGGCGGCCCGGCGGGAAGACGCTTCAGGACACGGCACGTCTGAAGGGTTCCATCCACTTCGAGGCCGAGCCCGACCAGGTCGAGGTCGGCACGGACGTGATCTACGCCCGCATCCACCAGCTCGGCGGGGAGACGGGGCGACCGGGGGGCAGGTTCGAGATGCCGGTGCGTGCGTTCCTGGGCATGAGCGGCGACGACGACAGGCTCGTCGAGACCATGTACGAGGACCGCATCAAGGAGCGGCTGCTGTGATCGTCGAATGCCAGGCGTGGCTCGAGCAGCTCGCCAAGGACAACGGCGTGAAGGACTTCGCCGAAGGCGACTTCGCGCTCTCGCAGCAGCGGGCCGCCCCGAACGTCACGATCCTGTGGGGGCGCGAGACGTACCGCCGCTCCGGCACGCGGGTCGCCGCGGAGGACGCGGTCGGCGGGCGCACGAGGACCATCCGCCGGAAGCTGTTCGTCCGCAAGCTCCCGGGCGTGCTGGTCATCAAGGCGGACAGGACGGACGGGAAGCCGGACGGACGCGCGGGGTGCGAGGCGCTGCTGAAGGCGTACCTGCTTGCGTGCGCGCGCGGCCCGATGGACGCGGACGGAAACCGGTTGCGCGTGCGGCCCGGGCCGGGCACGTGGTACCCGGACAAGGCGGCGAGCGCGACGCTCCGGCGGGTCGAGCTGCAGCTCGAGTTCGAGGGCGGGGTGTTCGAGGACGAACAGAGGGCGCTCATCGCGGACGTGGCGCCCGAGCCGGACGGGGAGTGATGCGGCGCAGCCGCGGGAGGACGGGATGCCGAAGAAGGGCGTGACGGTCGGGGCGCCGGCGACGAGCGAGCCGTCGGTCGAGACGCGGCTGCGGATCGAGGAGTTGTTCGAGAAGCACGGGGTGCGGGCCTGGCAGCGGGCCGGCGTCAAGACGCACTACGGGTGGGCGGCCGGCAAGCTGCTCACCGAGGAGGAGTTCCTGGGCAAGCTGCGCGCCTGGCTGAAGGGTCCGCAGGCGGGCTGACGAGGAGGGGGTCATGCTTCCGGAGCTGAGGATCACGGTTCAGGACGGTCAGCTCGGTCTCGGTGCGGACGTGCCGTCGGGGCTGTTCGCGCAGGTGGGGCAGTCGAGCCTGGGCACCGTCAACTCCCCGGTCGCCGTGGTGGACGCCGACGCGGTGGCCACGGGGTTCGGGACCGGCGCGCTGCCGACGGCGCTGCGCGACGCGCTGTCCGCCGGCGCCAGGCGCATCATCGCGGCGCGCGTGGCCGCCGACCTGGCGGGCGCGATCTCCGCCGTCGCGAAGACGACCACGGGACGCCTCGGCGCCGTGACGAAGGACGGCACCGGCACGGGCACCATGACCGCGTCGGGCACGCCGATCGTGACGGGCGCGATCGAGGTCGAGTGCACCACCGAAGGCCAGGTCGGCGCGGCGCTCTTCCGCTGGCGGCGCGACGCGGGCGCGTGGAGCGACCCGTTCGTGGCGCTCGCCAGCGTGGCGCTGGCGGCGACGGGCCTCGCGGTGCAGTTCGCGAACGGCGAGGCGGGCGTGTCGTTCGAGGTCGGCGACTCGTTCACGTTCGACGCCAAGGCCGGCGGCACCGGGTCGGTGACCGCGAGCGGCACGCCGACCGGCGCGCACGAGGTCGAGATCGCGATCCTCGAGGAGGGCGCCGTCGGGGACGCCACGTTCACGTACCGCGTGGACGGCGGCGCCTGGGTGGAGCCGCAGGCCACGTCGGCCGCGTTCGCGGTGCCGGGCACGGGCGTCACGGTGGCGTTCGTCGCCGGCGTGTCGCACCCCGAGTGGTCGTTCCTCCCGGGCGACGGCTTCGTCCTGACGACGACCGCGCCGCAGAGCACCGTCGAGGCGCTCACCGCCGCGATCGCGTCGCTCGCGCCCTACGCCGGCCTGCTCGAGTGGATTCACGTGGTCGGCGCGAGCGCCGGGTCCGTGTGGACCGCGATGGAGGCGCTGGCGCAGACGGAGTACGCGGCGAAGTTCAAGTACCTGCACATCCTGTGCGAGTTCCGCGACCCCCTCGAGGGCGAGACGGTCGACCAGTACGTGGCCGCGGTGCTCGCGGCGGGCGCGGCCGTGGCCGGCACGCGGATCGCGGTGTGCGCAGGGCGCCTGGCGATCGGCGACGACGAGCGGAACGGCGCGGCCCGGTACTGCGGCCACCTGTCGAAGCTCGCGCTGGTGTCGCACAGCCCGGGCCGGGTGGTCGACGGGCCGATGCTGGGCGTGGACGACCTGGCGCCGCTCGACGACAACGGCAACGCGCTCGTCAACGACGCCCACGTCGAGGCGATGGACGCGGCCGGGTTCGTGACGTTCCGGAAGTTCGAGGGGCTCGCCGGCGTGTACGTGACGAACGGCCGCATGAAGGCGAACGCCACGTCCGACTTCCGCTACGTCGAGTGGCGGCGGGTGATGGACAAGGCGTGCCGCGAGGTTCGCGTCGCGGGCCTGAAGTCCATGCACCGCGAGGCCACGGACACGGGCGTGGAGGCGCTGCGGTCCGACCTGCAGCAGGTCCTGGACGTGATGCGCGGCAACGCCGAGATCGTGTCCGGCCGCATCGTGATCCCCGAGGGGCAGGACTTCATCGGGACGTCCACGATCCGGGTCAAGGTGGCGATCGTGCCGGTCGGCACGTTCCGGCAGATCGAGGTCACGATCGGGCTCGAGAACCCGTTCCGCGCGGCCGCGTAGGCCGGGGAGGAAGGAGAGATGGTCAACGGGAACGACTACGACTGGGAGAGCCTGGAAGCCGCGATGCCCTGGGGCACGGCCATGAAGGTCACGAGCATCGAATACGGCGACGAGAAGGACCTGAAGCCGAACTACGGCAAGGGCTCGATGCCGCGCGGCTACGGCCGCGGGAAGTACTCGGCCGAGGGCAAGATGACGGTCTCGCTCGAGGAGTTCGACCGGTGCATCGCGCTCGCGAAGGCGCAGAAGGTCGAGGGCTTCTTCCGGATCCCGCCCTTCCCGATCACCTGCTCCTACGGGAACACGGACCGGCGGACGCGGACCGACGTGCTGAAGCAGTGCCTCTTCAAGAAGCGCGACTTCAAGCGGTCCGAGGGGGACGAGAGGGCGCCGGTCGAGCTGGAGTTCCTGATCCTGGGCGGGATCGACACGGACGGACTGCCGGCCGACACGAACTGACCCTGACGCGCGCCCCTCTGCGCGCACGAGGTGACGGGCATGGAGCTGAGCCAGGAGCGGATCGACGAGCTGAAGCGGCGGTACGGGGTGGTCAAGGAGCTGACCATCGAGCTGGCCCCGGAGGGGGAGGACGGTGCCGGCGAGAAGACGCCGGCCCGAACGCTCCGCGTCATCGTCCACAAGCCGAGCCGCCCGCAGTACCGCAGGCACCAGGACACGCTCGCGAGCGACGGCCTGGCCAAGGCGTTCGAGATGCTGTGCACGGACTGCATCGAGGCGCCGCCGCTCGCGGAGCTGCAGCCCGTGTTCAACGAGTTCCCGGGGGTGCCGGCCCGCATCGCCCACAAGCTGCTCGAGATGGTCGGCACCGGCGCCGAGGTGAAGGAGCGCACCTTTTGAACGGGACCGCGTCGAGCGGAACCCGTTCATGAGGGGGGACCTGCTGATCATGGAGCAGCTCGGCATGCCGCTCGAGAAGATCGACCAGCTGACCGACGACGAGTGGCACCTGGCGCTCGCCCAGGCGTGCTGGCTCGAGCGGCGCAAGGTCCGGCGGCTTCGGGACGCGGTCGCGCTCGGCATCGTCAAGGCGTTCACGGGCAAGGAGTGACCGGGTGTCCGACCTGAACGTCAGCCTGGTGCTCAGCCTGGTCGATCGGATGACCGCCCCCCTCCGTGCCGCGAACCTCCAGTGGAAGACGATGCGCGAGACGGTCAAGTCCGTGCAGCGCCTCGAGGGTGTCGGCAAGTGGGGGCGCAAGCTGTCCGACGCCGGGACGAAGACGGCCGCGGTCGGCGCTGGGATGACGTACCTGGGCAAGCAGATGCGGGACCAGGCGCGCAACCTGGTCGAGCCGTTCTTCGGGCTCGAGGAGTCGCTCGCGGCGCTCCGTACCGTGGCCCCGGGCACGTTCGGCAGCATCGAGGCCGACATGGCCGAGGCCACGAAGGCGGCCCGGGCCTGGTCGCTCGAGCACCGGGACTCGGCCGAGGCGTTCGCCCGCGGGAACTACATGATGGTCAGCTCCGGGCTCGACATGCGCCAGGCGATCGCCGGGACGCAGACGGCGCTGACGGTCGCGCGGGCCACCATGGGCGAGGCCGGCGGTACGGCCAGCGCGCTCGCGACCTTCTACGCCAACTTCGGGGACCGAGCAGCGGACACAACCGTGGAGATGACGCGCCTCGGCGACGTCATGGCCCGGACGCAGCAGCTGTTCAAGTTCGCGAACCTCGGCCAGCTCACCGAGGGCATGAAGTACGCGACCGCGGCGAGCAAGACGTTCCGGGTGGACGAGTACCAGACCCTGGCCGCGCTCGGCGCGCTGAACGACGCGGGCATCGAGGGAGGCATGGCGGGCACGAGCTACGCGGCCGTGCTGCGCCAGATGAACAAGGCGTCGAAGGATCTGGGCTTCGACGTGGTTCGGACCGCGGACGGCAACATGGACTTCATCGCGACGGTCCGTTCCATCCGGGCCCAGTTCGGCGACCGGCTCGGCCTCCCGCGCGTCCAGCAGGCATTCCAGGACGCGTTCGGCGAGGAGGGGATGAAGGGGATCATGTCCCTCCTCGACAAGGTGCCACGCATGGAGGGGGCGCTCGGAGATCTCCGCGGCTCGCTCGGGACCGCGGCGAAGGCGCAGCGGATGATGGAGGCGGGCGGGGGCGCGTCCTGGGACATGGCCCGCAACGCCGTGAACGACCTGAAGGTGACGCTCGGCGAGCAGCTCGCGCCGATGCTCGTGACCGTGGTCGGATACGTCAAGGACGTCGCGCTGTGGTTCCGGGGCTTTGCGGACGCGCACCCCACGCTGGTGCGGCTCGCGGGTGCCGTGTTCGGCCTGGTCACGGCGTTCGTCTCGATCGCGGGCCCGGTGCTCATCGCGAAGGGGCTCATCTGGAAGACGTTCGGCGGGGCGCTTTCGCTTGCCTCGAACCTCGGGCTTCAGTGGCTCTGGCTGAAGCTGGTCGGGACCGGCTTCGCCGCCTCGCTGAAGGCCGGCGTCGTGGCGTCGCTCGCCTCGGTCAAAGCGGGGTTCCTCGCCTCTCTGGGTCCGGCCTGGGCGTTCACGGCCGCGCTGCTCGCGAACCCCATCACGTGGATCGCGGTTGGCGTCGGCGTGCTGGTCGGGTGGATCGGCCTGCTGATCTTCAAGTGGCAGCAGATGACGGCCTGGTGGGGGCGGGCTTCCTCGACGGCGCGCGTGTTCGCCGGCATCCTGGTATGGATGCTCGGCCCGATCGCCTGGCTCGCGCTGGGTGCCCGCTGGGTCGTCGCGAACTGGGAGAAGGTCGGTGCGATCTGGGGCTGGGTCAGGGATACCTTCTCCGGCATCCTGGGCTGGCTGGCCGCTCTTCCTGCGCGCTTCTTCCAGGCGGGTGCCGGCCTGCTGCGCGCGCTGTGGCAGGGCATGAAGTCCGTCGGCGGGAAGGTCTGGGACTTCGTCTCAGGCCTGCTCGGCAAGGTCGGGGAGTACCTCCCGCACTCGGACGCGAAGCGGGGGCCGCTGTCGCACCTGACGCGGTCGGGTCGAGCTTTCGTGCAGACATGGACGGACGGGATGCGGCTTGCCGCTCCGCGGCTGCCGCAGGTCGGCGAGGAGCTGGCCGAGCGCCTGCGCCTCGAGGCGCCGGACTTCGAGCCGCTGGTCGTGAAGTATCCGGCGATCGCCGCCGGCGCGGGCCGCGAGGGTAAGGGCAAGACGATCCGCATCCAGAGCCTGCAGATGACCGTCCAGGCGGACAGCGTGAAGAGCCGTGACGACTTCGTGGCGCTGGTCTCCGGCCTGGCGCTCGAGGAGGGGTGAGACGGTGGGCACCGAGACCCCTATCGTCATCACCAAGGACGTCGGTGCCGTGAAGGTGGGCGACACCGTGCTGCCCGGGCTGTTTCAGCGGATGGAGGTGCACCGCGCGCTCGCGATGGACGAGGCTGCCGTGCCCGGACGCTCGGGCAAGAGCAAGCAACCGCTCGGGTTCGAGGATGCGGATGTCGAGTTGAGCGTGCTCTGCCAGGAGGACGAGGCGAGCACGGCCGAGGCGAAGCTCCGTACCATCGTGAGCCTGTTCCAGACGCAGGACAAGCTCGCGCGGCCGTTCGTGTACGAGATCACGCACCGGCTGCTCGCGGTGTGGGGCATCCGCAAGGTGCTGTTCCACGACCTCAGGACGGAAGAGGACAACGAATCCGACAACCTGATCGCCGTGCTCTCGTTCCGCGAGCACGAGCCCGTGACGCTGAAGGCGGAGAAGCGGCGGCCGAAGCCGGTCGTGGCCGCGGCCGCGGGCGGCGTGACGGTGTTCCCCGCCTTCGGGCAGGGCTACTCGGTTCCGGGTAGTGTGAACGTGTTCCAGGAGGACGTGACGCAGGACAGTCGCGGGGTGCTGTCGCAGGTGGCCGCGCGTGTCGCGGCGACCGAGCAGCAGCTTGCGCCCGCCTTCGCGTCCCAGGGTGCCACGGCGCCCGCGCGCTCGACCAAGGATGCCGAGCTGTCGAACCTGAGCCCGGCCGTGGACGATGACCGCTACGGCGGCGCCGGGGGTGTCGAGTGAACGAATACGGCACGCCCGACATCCAGGTGACGATCGGCGGGCAGGTCATGCCCGCGATCGCGTCCGTGTCGGTGGTGGCCGACCGGCGCACGCCGATCGCGCGCGCGGAGATCGAGTTGGACCGGGACCGCGACGCCGCGTCCGACGTCACGGAGCAGGACCCGCTCGAGGTCGCCCTCGGTTTCCGGGGGCAGGTCCTGCGGCGGGTGTTCCGCGGTCGCGTCCATGGCACCGGGCCGGAGCGTCTTGTCGGCGTGACGGCCCTGGACCGGATGCGGGAGCTGCAAGGCGTCCGCATCCGGCAGGCCTGGCGGAACGCGAACGCCCAGGACGTCCTGGCGTGGAGCATGCGGAAGGCCGGGGTGGAGAGCTTCCGCCTGGGGGCGGTACAGACGTCCGCCCGTCACCTCTTCATCGCGGCGAACGAGGGCTTCGTCGACGTCGTCCGCCGGGTGCGGGACGCGTGGTCGTTGGACTGGGACCTGTCGGCCGACCCCGAGGGGGTCGTGTACTGCATGCCGTGGGCGGAGACGCCCTGGGCGCAGGCGGGCATCCAGCTCGAACTCGAGTTCGGCCGGAACATGACCGGGTTCGAGCCGAGGACGGGCGGTCGCACCGGGTCCTGCGAGACGTTCCTGGCGCCGTGGCTGTGGCACTCGCATCTGGTCTCGATCCTGGACCAGGACCTGTGGGGGCGGTGGGTCACGGTCCGGGTCGAGCGGGTGGAGCACAAGGTCACGTTCAAGGGCAGCGCGAAGGGCGGTCGAACGAGGATCGAATGGTCGATGAGCTGAAGGCCGCGCTCGTGAAGCTGCTGCGCGCCGGCTCGCCGGAGCTGCGCGGCATGCATCCGGTGCAGGCCCGGGTGGTGAAGACGCACGGCGACGCCGGTGCGATGACCGAAGCCGAGCCGCGCTACAGCGTGGACGTCCAGGTCCTGCGGCGGGACGGTGGTGACGATCCGGACTGGCCGGTGATCCCGGACGTCGAGTGCCCGGTCCTGTGGGCCGGGCCCGGGTGCGGCGTGTACGCGATGCCTGCGGTGGGTGCGGTCGTGCGCGTGGGGTTCCTGTACGGCGACCGGTCGTGCCCGGTCGTCGAGGGGGTCAGTGGCCGCGGGTTCAACGCTCCCGGTGTGCTGGCCGGCCAGCTCCTGATCGATGCCGGCAGCACGTGCATCTCCGTGCAGCGGAACGGGGTCATCCGCATTCGTGGCACGGGAGCCGAGCTGGACGGCGGCTCGGGCACGGTCCTGATCTCGGGCCTGAACGTGGTGCTCGACGGCCAGGTGCAGGCCGGCGGGGTCGGCGCCGAGCTGCCGGTGATGGTGATGGGGCCGAGCGGGCCGACGACGGCGACGCGGCTGAGGGCGATCTGATGACGATGCCGCACCTGGGCACGGACATCCTGGTACGCGAGCGCGACGTGGTGCCGGCTGCGCAGGGCGACGTCGAGCTGGCCACCGGGGAGGCGTGCCTGGCGCAGGACCTTGCGCACCGCCTGGGCACGCCGAAGGGCGACCTCAGGCGGCACCCGACCTACGGGGTGGGCCTGTACCGGTTCCTGCACCTGGATGCGACGGACGTCCACGTGCTCGACTTCCAGCACTCGATCGCGGAGGAGGCCGAGAAGGACCCGCGCGTGGAGCCCGGCACCGCCGTTGTGGAGGTTCTTTCCTGGGACGCCCGGGAGAAGATCAAGTGCCGCCTGACGTGCCGTCCGATCGGCAGCTCGAACCCGCTGGTCCTCGTGCTCGGTTACGACCTGGCACGCGTCACGCTGGAGGTGGTGCGTGGCGGTTGACTGGCGCGCGCTCATCGGGGCGAAGACGGCCGACCAGGTCATCGCGGACTTCTGGACGCGGATGGCCGAGCTGGGCTCGAGTATCACGAACTTCAGCGAGGGCGGCCCGTACCGGACGCTGTCGGAACTGACCGGCGAGGCGATCGAGGGGCTGTACAACGTCTTCGTCGCGGTCGTGCCGCACGGATTCCGGCGGCACGCGGCGGGCATCTGGCTCGACCTGCACGGCGACGACATGTCGCTGCCCCGCAACCCCGCCGTGAAGTGCCGGCAGTGCGTCGTGTACGCGCGGGAGGGCACGGCCGGCAACCTGGTGGTACCGGCCGCGGCCGTCGTCCGGACGCAACTCTCGCCGGCGGGCACCCGCCTCGAGTACTTGGTCGTGGCGGAGACGATCCTGCCGGACGGGCAGTCGAGCGTGCCGGTGCTGTGCGAGGCGGCCGCGACCGGCGTGGCGTACAACCTCGCGCCCGGCCAGGTCCTCGAGATGGTCACCCACGTGGACGGCATCTCGAGCGTGACGTCGGGGGATATCTCGCGCGCCGGCGTGGACGCGGAGGGGGACGAGGCGTACCGCGAGCGCCAGGTGCTGGCCTGGGCGGCGGCGGCAGACGGCGACACGAGCACGAAGTTCAAGGCGTGGGCGCGGTCGGTGCCGGGCGTGGTGGACGCTGAGGTGGACGACGACTGGCCGCGCGGCCAGGCGACGTTCGACTGCATCATCACGGGCACATCCGGCACTCCGACCGAGGAGATGATTGCCACCGTGCAGGCGTTGCTGGACTCGCGCCGCAACATCAACGACGACGTGCTGGTGCGAGGGCCGCGGCTGAAGAAGGTCGGGCTCCACGTGATCGCGTACCTGCCCGAGGACGGGGGCGACGAGGCGGCGATCGAGGCCGCGCTGACGGCGCACTACACCTCGAGGCTGTCCACCGGGGCGCTGGCGACCGCGCCGCGCCTGCGGCTCGGCCGTCCGTACTACCTGGCGCGCATGACGCAGGAGGGTCTCGGGGTCGAGCCGATCCTCGAGAACATCGAGGTCGTGGTCCCGGCCGACGACCAGCTCGCCGAGCTGGACGAGCTGCTCGACCTGGAGGGCGAGGTGCAGGTCACGATCGACCGGCTGGAGGCGGAGCCGTGAAAGAGCACTTCGCCTGGGCCTGGCGCTGGATGCCCCGCGTGCTGAAGCGGGCCGGCGACACCGTGTCCGACATCCGTCGGGCGGTGCAGGTCCTGTCGTCGCTGTTCGACGACGCGAAGGCGTGCGCGTTCCGGGTGCGCAGGGCCTGGCTGACGAAGACGTCGTTCGGCCAGGCACTCGACATCATCGGCGAGGGCAGGAAGATGCCTCGCCACCCGGGTGAGACGGACGAGAGCTACTGCGCGCGCCTGCTGCACGCGCGCGAGTTGTACCAGAAGGGAGGCACGGTCCCGGGCATGGCCCTGGCTATGGAGCTGCTCGGGTACCCGGATGCGACGGCGCAGGAGCCGCGGTACTGGGAGCGGTGGCGATACGACGGGACGGTGCGGTTCGGGCCCGGGACGCAGTACGGCGGCACTTACCGCTGGGCGACGTTCACGGTGACGCTCCCCGAGATCGCGGCGATGACCCCCGAGCAGCTCGCGCTGATCCTGCGGACAGTGCGCGCGTGGAAGCCGGCGCGGAGCCGGCTCGCGCACCTGGTCCTGCAGCTGGAGGCGCCGCCGGCGGACGAGTTCCCTGCGACCGAAGACGCCTTGACGGTCGCGCCGACGTTCAGCCCGCGAGAGCTGTACGGCGACGGCGGAGCGTGCCTGGTGTACGGCGCGTTCTCCTTCGGGCCCGGGGTGCGGTACGGCAGCTCGAGCGACACGCTCGATGTGGAGGTGACGGTGCCATGATGCGGGCCGTGAAGGAGGCGTTCCCCCTGCCGAAGGGGGTGCTCGAGCTGGTGTTCCTGGACGGGCAGGGCAACCGGATCGGGTACGTGAAGTCGCCGAACATGGTCGTGGCCGCGGGCCGGGGCATGATGGCGGCCGCGATGGGCTCGGTCATCAACCGCGTCGCGGTCGGCACGAACGGCGCGAGCCCGACGCCGGACGACGTCGCGCCGCTGGCGGAGCAGTTCGCGGTGGTGCCGACCGGCATCACCTACCCGGACGCCCGGAGTGTGCAGGTGGCCTTCACGGTTGCCGCGGACCAGTACAACGGGCACGTGATCCGGGAGTTCGGGCTGGAGCGGCTCGCGGGCGAGACCTACACGCTGTTCGCGCGCAAGGCGTTCCCGGACGGGTTCGCGAAGACGGCCGACGTGGTCATCCAGGGGACCTGGACCGTGACGTTCTGAGGAGGGAGCGATGGCGAACCTGCCGGAGGAAGAGGGCTGGGAGCCCGGGGTCTACCAGATCGAGGACGGGGACGAGGCGTCCGGCGGCGCGGACGGGATCGCGAACGTGCAGGCGCGCCAGCTCGCGAGCCGCACGGCGTTCCTGCGGCGGCGGCTGGTCATCGTCCGGGGCCAGACCGGGTTCGGCGCGGACGGGTCCGTGCGCGTCACGCACGGCATCGATGGCGAGGCCTACAGCCGGACGGCCTACATCACGCCTCTCGCCGACACGGAGGGCGGGCTCGGGGAGGTCTGGTACGAGTGGGACGGTGCCGACGTGGTGATCCACCACACCGGCGAGTGGGCAGGGCCGTTCGAGTGGGTCGTCGTCGGGCGCCTGCTCGAGTCGTGGTGAGGTAGAGGACGATGCCGCTGCATTCGAACATCGACAGGCTGAGCCTGAAGGCGCTGCAGGACCGGCTGAACGCCGGCCTGCAGCTTGCGGTGCTCCAGGACGCGCTCGGCGACCAGCACCACATGGTGTGGGTGCCGCGGTTCAGGGTGCCCGCGGGATGGTTCGGCGATCCCAGCCCGCCGTCCGACCCGTCCGAGGATCTGCTGCTGGGCGGGTTCCTGGTCGACAAGTACCTGTGCTCGCCGAGGTACGCGGCGGTCGAGCCTACCACCCGCGCCGTGAGCGCTCCCTTCCGTCTGCCGTCGGTCGGGTTCGCCTCGAAGGCCGTCGCGGTGGCGCAGGCGGCCGCGCGGAACCTGAACCTCAACGTCGGCCTGATGGACACGCCGTCGCCGGCGCACATCATGACGCTGCGCGAGTGGGGCCACCTGGCGTGGCTGGTCCGGATGCTCGGGCACGACCTTCGGGGCAACACGCACGGCGGCCGCGACGACTCGGACGCCGTGCTCTGGCAGAACTTCGCCGAGGTGAACGCGGCCGGGCCGCACTACGGCGGCACCGGCCCGTTGTCGTGGTTCCACAACCGGCTCGCCAACGGGATCGCCGACCTGGGCGGCAACGTGCTGCAGCTCATGGCCGACGAGATCGCGTGGGGCGCGCTGCACATGTATCGCTCGGCCGAGTTGGACGACGACGAGGGCATCAGCGACGCGGACGAGACGTTCGTGCTTCGGGACGACGCCGGCCTGTACCCGCCGAACCGAGGCTTTGCCGGCTGGCCCGAAGCCAACGGCCTGCTCCGGATCGGCACCGAGCACATCGTCTACGGGCACCTGGTGGTCGACCCGAACGGGTACCGGGCGACGGTCAGTGAGTGCCAGCGCGGGGCGTATGGCACGGTGGCTGCGCCGCACGCGAAGGGTGACGCCGCGCCGCTGCGCTGGTTCCAGTGCCTTGTTCCCGGGGGCTACACCGTAAAGGTCACGGGCACCGGCCTGAACAACACGACGAGCCCGGTCACGTTCAGCTGGGAGTGGAACCTGTGGGGGCATGGCGCTCACGACGCGTCGCCGGCGCCCGGCGACTTGCTGTGCTGCGACGACGGCGTGAACCCGTTCGAGGACCTGCTCGTGACCGGGGTGTCCGGCGGCCAGATGACCGTCGCGCGCGGGCAGAACGGCACGCCGGTCAACGCGCACGGCACCGCCCCGATGCTCGTGCGCTACTCGCCGACGATGAACCGCGTCGCGGCAGGTGTGGTGAACGGCTACATCCGGACGCTGCGGGCCGGCACGTTCGTGTCAGAGATGGCGCTGCCGGGCACCACGGCGCTGGTCGTCGATCCTCCGTTCGGGGCGACGATCGGCGCCTTTCAGCTGTGGATGGGCTCCGGGCCGCAGCTCGCGATGGCGCTTCGCGGCGCGCCCCACTCGGCCGAGCGGCACGCCAGCGTGTTCGACCTTGCTGTGCTCGACGCCTCGTTGTTGCCGAGTGATTTCGTGGGGTTCCGGTGCGCCTGGGCGCCGCAGGCGTACCAGTACGGGGGGATCTGA